TCCTGATATTCTAGAGTTTATTGATTGTAAAAAGATAGAAGGGGATATACATAACTTCAATATATCAGTTGGAGTAGATGCTACTTTTATGAAAGCAGTAGAGTCCGATAGTGACTATCCTTTAGTGAACCCACATAACAATGAAATCACAGGGCATCTAAATGCTAGAGAAGTATTTTCTAAAATAGTTTATGGGGCATGGAGAAACGGTGAACCGGGAATGATATTCCTAGATAATGTAAATAAAGATAATCATGTTACATCAGAATATGGAGAGATGATTGCTACAAACCCTTGTGGAGAACAACCTTTATTAGGAAATGAATCTTGTAATTTAGGATCTATTAACTTAGCTAACTTTGTAAACAATAAGGAAGTTAGACCTTATATATTATGGGATGAACTTAGAAACACAATTAAAACAGCTACAAGATTTTTAGACAATGTAATTGATGCTAACTATTATGCAACTCCTGACATAGAAAAAATGACTAAAGCAACTAGAAAAATAGGTCTAGGTATAATGGGATTTGCAGATATGCTTACACAACTTAGAGTTCCTTATAACTCTAAAGAAGGTAGGAAAATTGGTAATGACATTATGAGATTCGTTAGAACTCATTCAGATGAAACTTCTATAGGATTGGCTGAAGAAAGAGGTACTTTTCCTGCATGGGATAATAGTGACTATTCAGAAGATGAAAAATATAGAAATGCTTGTAGATTAACAGTTGCCCCAACAGGAACTATATCTATGTTTGCTGATACATCTAGTGGTATTGAGCCATTGTTTTCATTAGCATATAGAAAAATGAACATACTAGAAGGGGAAACTCTTTATTATGTTAATAAATATTTTGAAGAAGATGCTAAAGAATTAGGTTTTTATTCAGAAGATCTAATGGATCACTTATCAAATGGGGGTTTACTAAAAGATAGGGAGGAAGTTCCAGAAGAAATTAAAGAACTTTATCTAACTTCACCTGAAATATCTCCAGAGTCTCACGTTGGAATGCAGGCTGCTTTTCAAGAACATTGTGATTCAGGTATTTCAAAGACGATAAATTTTGCAAATGATGCTACAATAGAAGATGTACATACAGCTTACGTGAATGCGTGGAAGTTAGGATGTAAAGGAATTACAGTATATAGAGCTGGTAGTAGAGAGAAAGAAGTGTTGGTAACAGCACATAAAACTGAAGATGAAAAGACATCAGAAACACAACTTAGTTTCTTTGATAATGTAGAAATGCCTGTTGAAGAGACTTATGACTGTTGCGATTCACCTAAAGTTGCAATGGAATCAGGTTGCGAAACATGTAAAACGTGTGGGTGGAGTGCTTGTCATATAGCATAGTTCACAGTTTTATAAAAAAATAGTATAATAATAGTAGGAGAAAAGATATGCCTTTAGGAAATATGTTAAGAGACAGACAAGAACAGTACGTTGCACAAAAAGATAGTGCTGGAACTTGGAGAGTTCTTGATACTTGGCACGATGATTTAACTAAATTAAACCCAGAAGATGATGTAGATGATACTAGCGAAGCGGTTACTATATTATCTGAAGGAGGGTTTCTAGCTTTAGTTAGAGAAGCAACTAGATTGGGAGTGTTACAAAACGCTGCTATGATAGAAAATGATGCCTTAGCAGATCAGATAACAGATCTAAAAGAAGAGAACGATAACTTAAGAATACAGAATGAAACTGCACCTGCAGCAGAAACAATAACATATGAACAAAAAGCAGGGTTAAAAGAACACGCGATAAACACAATAGCAAAAATAGTTGCTATAGATAGCGTTGAAGTAACTAAGGAATAAATATGAAATTAGGAGATTATCTTCCAGAAGTTCCTGAAATGGCAAAAACCATGGGTCAACTCGGCTCTCAGATAGACATATTCAATGACATGATGTTGAATAAGGCTGCCGGAGATACTGGTAGTGGACCTACATTTGGTGTTGACTATATAGTAAACACTTATGTAAGGAATCAACTTGCGTATAGAAAACAATTAATCCAAGATTTACAAACCGTAGCGTATACTGCTGAAGAATTAAGAGCCCCTATTTTACACATTACGGGAGAAGTATTTAGAAGAGGTATACAATTTGAACCTACAGTAGAGAATCCTGATAACTCTCAACTAGACCGTATAAAAGAATTTTTAGACGACTGTAATGTATTTGATCAAGGACTTGAAGAAGTATTAAGACAGTTCCATTGGGATATGAATACTGTAGATGATGCCTTTTTGTATTTTTCTAAAGAATATTATGATTCAGGAGATGGTAAACTACGTTCTAGAGTAACTGAAATTAGAAGAATAAACCCTGCTCTTATAGAATTTGATTTAGATGAAACAGGATTACCTAAAAACTCCCATTTCTTTTGCCCTATACATAGAGAACAGATAACTGAAAAACCAGATACATGCCCTGAAGAAAAATGTGAGCAACAAATGCAACCTGCTATGTATAGATATTTATATAGAACAGAAGTACATTACTTTTTAGACAGTGAAATTGTACACCTATCTAAATTTAATCCAACTGAGACTTATGGTTGGTCTCCTATTTTAACAATATTTGAAAAAGCCCTTACTTTAATTGGTATGGATAGAAACTTATATAGGTATTTCTTTGAAAGAAAAATGCCTGCATCTATGGTTATGGTAACTACAGATGATCCTGAAAGTTTAAAGAGGGAAAGAGAAGCACTTGCTGCTAAGACAAGGCAAGATCCAAACTATATTCCAATGATCGCTGTATCATCTAGAACAAATAGAGGTAGAGTAGATATGGTAAGACTATTCCACACACTACAAGAGATGGATTACTTACCTGTAAGAGCTGAAATTAGAGAAAGAGTAGCCGCTATATGGGGTGTTGCCCCAATGTGGCAAGGTGCTCCTGACTCATTCGGTGGGTTAACACAGCAAACATCACAATTAACTGTGATGGGTAGAGTTGTTGAAAGAGATCAACGACAAATTATGGAGAAAATATTCCCAGCTATTTTAGATAACTTCGGTATCACAGACTGGAAAATGGTATTACTTAATCCAGAAGAAAAAGCAGAAGCTACTAGAATTGCTCAATCACAACAGAAAGCAGCTATTGCAGCACAAATGTTAAATATGGGATTTGATGTAAAACTTAAAGGTAATGAAGTAGCAATTGATGAACTCGACTTCTTAGTTACAGGAGAGCCTGTACCTACTGCTAGATTACAAGGTGAGCAACAAGCACTTCAATTAGAGGCAGCAGAACAACAAGCTGCCCAACAAGAAGCAATGATGGATATGCAACAGGAACAGCAACAGGCTGGAGGAGAAGCTGGGGGAGGAGAAGCTCCAGAAGAGCAAGCTCCACAAGAAGAGGATGACGATGAAGGCTCTCAAGAAGAACCTGTTGAAAAATCTGTACCAGATACTCCCAGAGGATTCGAGAATATAGAATCTAAAAATATTAAAAATCCAGATTTAAGAAAAGCTACTTTAACATCTACATGGATAGACAGCCTATCTGATCAAGGATATGCTTATCCGATTATTAAACAGGTATCTCCAAATGGACAACAGATATGGTTTTCTAACGGTGGGGAAGAATTTGTAGGTAATCTTACTGGTACAGGAATAGATAGAATAGCAAAAGCATATTTTGGTAATCCAGTATTCTCTGAAGTAGGTGGTAAGAAACCACTTACCGATGCTTATACAGGTGAATCTGGGGATGGGACATCAAAACCTAAAGCAGTAAATGTTGAACGTATAGACGATGAGGATGATGACTAATGGCTAAGAAGATTAAGTTTTCTACTAAAGATACTAAATATTCTAAAATGCCTAAATCAGCTAAGGCTAAATCTCCTAATGAACCTGATGAGTATGCAGATCATTCTTATAAAAATAGAGAAGTAAGACCTGATGGAGCTACAGTATATTATTATGAAAATGGTGTAAAAGCAATACACCACCCTAAAAAAACAGGTTCTGAATATCATAGGAATGCTGCTAAACATCATAAAAAAGAAGCTGAAGAATTAATGAGTGCTAAAGAAACTGCGTCAGCACTTGCCCATCTAAAAGCTAGGATGGGGCACCGCATGGCTATGAAGAAAAAAGAAGATGAGGAATCTAATGTAGAAAAGTTATATAAAGATTTTGGGGGAGCTGAGTCTGGAGCAGGCGATATAGTTGCTGTGGCATCTGATCCCGGTATTTTTACTGAAACTTATACTGGCACTTCTAGTAAAAAGAAAAAGAAAAGCAGTAAAAAAGAAATAGAGGAAAATAAAAAAAAGAAAAAGAAAGCTAGTGGTCCAGATAAATTAGATAAATGGTTAGATGAGACTGAAGAAAAAACTTTAGATTTAATCCCACTCACAAAGACTGATGCTAAAAAATATGACATAGGTAGAACAGGAGGATTGACTCCTGATCATAATATAAAAACTTCTATGGAAGAAAGAGATCCCGAAGAATTTATGGAGGCTAGAGAAAAAGCTGCTGAAGATAGAGCCTTTGGGCTTAAGAAAACTGATGTGTTTAGTAACTATATAGTGGAACTACTTGATGATGTTCGTAAAGAACTGCAAAAAGAAGATGAAGCTAAAGAATCTGAACGCCCAAGTCCTGAAGAAGAATATGAAATGGTTCAACAATCTCAAAAAGAACTACAAGAAATGTGGCGGAGGAAAGGTTTGCTTGAAGAAAGGGAAGAAGAAAATGTGGAAAAAATGGAAACTGATTGGTCGAAAACCAAAAAAGATGCTAAACTAGTAAATATGCCCTTTCTAGGGATGTATAAAAAATCAATAGAAGGTAGGAGGGAGAACCCCCCACAAGTAGAAAAACAATATGGGACTCCAAGAAGTCCTAGACCAGATAAGAATGGATATAGGAATCCGCCAAATAGGAGAATACCTGATCCAGAAAGTTAATAAATTACAGTAGGAGCAAAGACAATGACAACATTCGTCATACCAGAAGAAGCTAAAGAAGAGATAGTAAAAAGAAAAATGGCAGGAGCAACATGGAGTGCTCTATCAAGATGGGTAGCAGATAGATGGGGTGTAGCAGTACACAGAACTACACTACAGAAGTGGTACGATAGAGAAGTAGAACTACTCGATGAAGAACAGTCAGAAGACATGGAAGATATGGAAGCAGACTTCACACCTGAAGCACATGTCAAAATGGCTAGAAAAATAGAAACCTATAAAGGTGAATCTAGATATTGGAAGAAAGTTGCAGAAGCAGCTATCAAAAAAGAAGCTAAAGAAGACTTACTAATAGATGCTATTAAAAAATTCACTCCTTCATATAAAGAAGTAAAAA